TCGATGTACTGCTCTTTAGTAAGTGTGATTTCATCGCCTAAGCTGTTAAGGGTATTTATTACTTTCATTGTGTCCTACTCCTAGGTATTTATACATATTTAATTAAAATCGCCATTTGTTCGGCGTGCCGTGATTCTAATACTATCCATTGACATAAAGCAAATAAGAATGTGTTTTTTTATGAATATAGACCTTAAACTGATTAAATAATGATCAATCTGTACAAAAAATGATCAATGTTGTGTTAAAATCGGGCCAATGAAAACAATGGCTTAAATCTAAAGAAAGGGAAGGGAATGGGTTTTATCCCTCAATAGACGCTCTCAGGCTGACGAGAGGGCACATTTAAAGGCATTACAGGCATTATTGATACCATCACAAGGGGTATAGCTTAAACGGGCTTAGAATGCGTTATAAAGGCACTCTATATAGTATGGACAAAGGGCAATATATAAGCTGTGGATAACTATGTGCGTAGGCTGTGGGTAAAGTGTTAGTAAGCTGTGGAAAAGAGAGGCCCCCCTCCCCGAAGCTGGCGACATGTGTAGTATATATGTCCCTCGCAAAAAAAAATTACCAATTTTAAGGTGAACCATGATTAAGATAATATGTGATGAAGAAGTCCATGAAAGTGACATTGAGCTAATAGAGCTATTTGGTGTATCACTTATTGATAAAGACAAAGATACTATGGTTGACTTGCTTTACATAGTAGAAGATAAGATGTCTGGTAATTGTATTTGCTTTGAAGAAACGTGTATCTGTAGTAAATGGAATTAAAAACAATTCTTATTTGCTATAAAGCAAAGGTGTTTATATGAGTCGATTAGGCAGTCCCAATAAGAACAAGAAGTTTCTGTTGGCCAGATTGCAGGATATGTATGGCGAGCAGTTCCACCCTATAATGAAGATGGCTGAGGCTGCTAGTAAGCTTGATTACATTGCTGAACAAGAGGGTGATGTGACTGCGTTGACTGCTGCTTTAAATGGTTGGAGTAAGATAGCCGAGTATACAGAGCCTAAGCTTAAAGCTGTTGAGGTTCGTGCTGACGACTCTACAATAGTTAGGGTATCCCGTAGGCGCTTTGATGGCACTACAGATGAAGTTGATAGTGATGCGGCAGACTTGTTATTAGAAGAGGCTGTCATAGCTGAAATAGTAGAAGATGAAGAGGAACAAGAAGATGAGTAAGAAGAAACCTTTGTTAGCTGCGTTAGATAAAGAGACTAGAAACCGCCACTTCCCTGAGTCTAATGGTGGTAAGGGTAGTCACGCTAGGAAGTCTACCCCTGAGACAAGAAACAAGTTTAAGTCTGGCTATGATGGTATTGACTGGAGCAAGAAGTGAGTCAAATTGAATACTGTATGGGGCCACAAGGCCAGGTGTTGCAAGACTACTCTGACTGTCGTTCTCAAAACTCGTTTATCTGTGGGCCACTAGGCTCCGGTAAGACAGTACAGACTATCCTCAAACTGTTTGACCTTATGTGTGAGCAAAAGCCTGTAATGGCTAAGGGGCATAAGAACTACGGTGTTAGGCTATCCAGGATCATTGCTGCCCGTAATACATACTCTGAACTGTTCTCTACCACGATTAAGGACTGGCTAGAGATACATGAAGACTTAGGGCCGTTCCGTCAGGGTAACAAAGAACCCCCTACGCATTATATTAAGTTTCGTTTAGAAGATGGCACCACCGTACAGAGCGAGGTCATATTCATTGCATTTGACCGTCCTGAACACGTTAAGAAGGCTAGGGGTATCCAGACTACATGGGTGTGGCTAAACGAGACTAAGGAGCATTCTAAGGCTGTTCTAGACATGCTTGATCTACGTCATGGTCGTTACCCCTCTAACAAGGAAGGTATTAAGCCTACACACCATGGGATGCTGGGTGATACTAACGCCCCTGATGAAGACCACTGGTACTACAAGCTTGCTGAGATAGAGCGCCCTGAAGGTTGGGTATTCCATCGTCAACCAGGTGGTGTATTCCGTGATGGCGAGGAATGGAAGATAAACAATAAGGCAGAGAACCTGACTAACCTGCCTGACAACTACTACAGGAGAGGCTTAAGTGGTAAAACAGATGATTGGATCAAGGTTAATCTTGCTAACGAGTATGGCTTTGTGTCTAACGGTAAGCCAGTTCACCCTATGTATACCGACTCAGTACATGCGGCCCACATGGAATTCACACCCAGTAAAGACACCCCCATTATCTTAGGATTTGACTTCGGTCGAACACCTGCTTGTGCGTTTTTACAGCGTACTTCGATAGGGAGATGGGTGTGCTTTGATGAGATGGTACTGACAGACTCTGGTGCTATTGACTTTGCGCCAACATTAAAGCGTTACATCGAGGATACATACCCTGGTCACACGTTTAAAGGCTGGGGAGACCCGTCTGGTGACAACAAGAACCAGTCAAACAGTGAGACTCCGTTCCAGATCATGCGTGCTGCTGGCATTCCATGTTATCCGACAGAGTCTAATGACCCGTTAAAGCGTCGAGCTGCCCTAGAAGTGCCCATGAAAGAGATGTGTATGGACGGTAAGCCTCGCTTTGTTGTCCTACCGAAAGCTTCTATGATCCGTAAAGGTCTTCAGGGTGGCTTCTGTTACCGTAGAGTTCAGACATCAGGCGAAAGATACGCTGATCAACCCGATAAGAACGAGTATTCCCACCCAGTAGAAGCCTTAGAGTACGGGCTACAGGGTGAAGGTGAGGGTCGTCAAGCACTACGGCGGGCTGGTGGTTTTAATAAGCCGCATGTGGCTAAGGTAGGCTTTAGTGTTTTCTGATATGTACGTTGTGTTTGAGGGTGATGATAACCACTGGTACTCACGGTTCTTGCATAACAAGATTAAGCACTGCTACGTTGTGGTGCCTAGCATTGATTGCTGCATTGTCCACTCTAGGACTACCGCAAAGTTTGATTTGTTTAACGAATCCGATATAAATGGTATAATCGACCCTAATTCTATAATAATTGGTTATAAGCAAAAACCTAGTTCGCGGTCTTTGTTTATGTTGAACACTTGTGTGGGGCATACCAAACAACTACTTGGTATTAACAAGCCATTTATATGGACTCCGTATCAACTATACAAATACTTGAGGAATGAAGATGAAATCACCAAAAGCACCTAAGCCTACGGCGGCAGAAACGGCTATGATTACTCGGCAAAGCATGCAGCTAGATGAAGAAATGGCTAAAAATGAAAAGCGGTTAAAGGCTGTAGCAAGAGGGTCTTTAGGGTCAAAGTCTTTACTAGGTACTGCAAAGCAAGCTGCGGCTAAGGAAGTAAAATCAGGAGCTACTCCAAACAATACAGTGCTTTCTTCTTTGCCCAAGAAAGGCCTGAGAGGCTACCTTTAATGGAATTACCTAAAGAGCTTGGGTCGCTAAATGACCTGAAGAAGCGGGAAGCCAGTGCATTCACTAGGAATGGCATGTGGCATAGCCTCCTCGATGACGTATATGAGTACTTCCTTCCTAACCGAAACTTGTTTGACGATAACACTGCTGGTCAAGACAAGATGAATAACATCTTTGACTCAACTGCTTTAGAGGCGATACAACAAGGTGCGAGTAAGTTGCAAGAAAACATTGCCCCTATCTGGTCGCGTTGGGCTACGTTTGCTCCTTCTGAAAGAGTTATTAAGCTCCTTGAGTCTGGTAACTTTGATGTTTCTGAAGACGATATACGGGCCAATCTTGAGCGTCAGGCCGAAACAATCTTTGATTTCATTAATCGTTCCAACTTTGCTACTCAGTTTTATGAGCACGCACTTGATCTTCTTGTGGGTACTGGCACGTTACGCATAGATGAAGACGACAGTGATGACATGCCCCTTATCTTTAGTGCTATACCGCAGAAAGGTATTGCGTTTGAGGAAGGCCCTAACGGAAATGTGGAGACACACTGGCGTAGATTTAAAGTTAAGGCGCGTAACCTAGAGAGACAGTGGCGCGGATTTAAACTATCTGAGGCAATGAAAGAAGTAGTCGCCAATAAGCCTGATACAGACGTAGAGGTTAGCGAGGGTGTTGTATTTATGCCTAAGTCTAAGACCTATTATGGCTGTGTGTGGGTAAAAGGTGAGCAAGAGATTAGCTGGATGCAAGACTTTGGCGCTTCTAGCCCTTGGGTTACAGGTCGTTACTCTAAAGTGTCTGGTGAAATCCGTGGTCGTGGCCCAGCACTACAAGCATTACCTGATGTGCGCTCGTTAAACAAAGCTAAAGAGTTTGTTTTGCAGAAGGCTGCTATTGATCTTGCTGGTATGTACACAGCTACTGATGACGGCGTGACCAACCCCTACAATTTGGTTATTAGCCCAGGCATTGTTATTCCCGTTGGCTCTAACAACTCAAGTAACCCGTCTATACAGCGTTTAGACACTGGCTCTAATCTACAGTTAGCACAATTCCAGATCAACGATATGCAAATGGCGATCAAGCGTGCGCTGTTTAACGATCTGCGTGACCCTAGTGGTGCTGTAAGATCTGCCACAGAGGTTGCTATTGAGTCGCGTGAGCTTGCCAAGCGTATTGGCTCTGCCTTTGGTCGTCTACAGACAGAAGTCCTTATACCCATCATTAAGCGCGTTGCTGCAATCCTGACTCGCCGTGGTATTATTGAGCCTATTCAGCTTGATGGCCGTGACATTGATATTAAATTCCTGTCTCCCTTGGCTAAAGCGCAGGACGGTGAAGACATCCTTAGTGTTCAACAGGCTGTGGCCTTTGTATTGCAGACTGCTGGCCCTGACCAGGCTAAGATTGGATTTAAGCTTGAGGACTTTGGTACCTGGGTAGCCG